CTGCTAGTCAAGTAGACGTCCACGGTAGAACCCGAATACTGAGGACTTTTACGGGAGACAGCACAGAAGTCTTTGTAATTGACCTTCGCACATACGATTTTAATGGCGGCGCTGTCTTTATAAATACAGGACTTCCCTTTGAGTTTATTGACCAACCAAACACTACATTGGCTGTTACTTACAAGTTCCAAGCTCAGGAAGTGTCTACTGGCTGCACTAGCGTTGATTTCAACGCAGAAGCCGACAATAGATGTTCGTTTATAATCCAAGAAATTGCTGGTTAAAGGTAAGTGACATGATTGGTACATTAGATGATACAGCAGCAGCATTACATTCACTGGGATTGACCGAGTGGGTTTTGCGTGGCCGACCAACCAATGAAGCAGAATTTAACGCCATGTTCCGTAAGGTTACAGGCAGTGATTCAAACGGTTCTGCTATCGAAAGTGATGATCCTGCTGACTTTGGTGTCACATGGTCACAAGTTTCTGCCAAGATAACTGAGTTACAAAACGCAGAACCTATGCGTCTATTGCGTGAAGAGCGTAACCGCAGACTTTCTGAGACAGATTGGTGGGCCAGCAGCGATTTGACTATGACCACTCAGCAAACTGCATATCGACAAGCTTTGCGTGATATCACCGACAATGCCACTAGCCTTGATGATGTAACATGGCCAACCAAGCCATGAGCAAGCCTACCGTCACATCTGTCAAAGCTGAACTGGACACTCATGAGGCGGTGTGTGCTGAACGATGGAAAGAAACCATCCTGCGTATTAAGCGTATTGAGGCCATTATGATTGGCACTGCTGGCACAATAATCCTATTACTTGTGGGGATTATTGTTAATGGATGATCCATGTGTTTTTATTGTTTGTGTATGTAGGTGTCGGTGAGGATAAGCGCCTCGTTAGTAATGATATGTATTTCCGCAGTGTTGATGACTGCGTGTACTACGCTCAACGACTGCATAAGCAAGGACAGAAGATCACAGCCTATTGTTTGCCGAAGCTGGTAGATAAAGATGTGAGGACTTACTGATGCTTGCGGAACTTGCAGCAGCCAATGCGGCATTTGCCGTCATAAAACAATGCGTTAGCAATGGTAAGGAAATAGCTGCTGCTGGAAATGCTATCGCACAGTTTGTTGGCGCAAAAGAAAAACTACAAGCCAGAGCATTAAAGAAAGGTAATGGCTCAGATCTAGAAGAATTTATGGCTCTTGAGCAACTGCGGGAGCGTGAGAACGAGCTAAAACAAATGATGATTATTCTAGGCAGACCGGGCCTTTGGAATGATTGGCAGAAGTATCAAGCTAAAGCTAGGGTTGCAAGACGAGAGGCAGAGGTTGCGTCTGAACGAAAACGTAAAAAAATTATTGAAGGCATAATCATTGGCGTCTTTATTTTATGTATTATTGCAGTTCTTGGAGCCATTGCAGCTTTGATACTGCATCATCAAGGGAGGTTGTAATGGAAGTAACTATGGAGCGTTTTCTGGCTTGGAAAATTTTGCCACGCTTTATGATGTTCACCATGACATTTATGTATATCCGTGTGATTGAATGGTTCATTTCTTTGCCGCCTGAGGCGATGACTTCACAGGCCACAGCCCTAACAGCAACCGTCACTGGCGCAATGACGGGCGCTTTCGCTGTCTGGCTTGGGAGTGAGAAATGATTCAAGCACTCATACCAATCATAGGTGAACTAGCTGGTGGCTGGTTGAAAGGAAAGGCTGACGAGAAGGCCGCTAAATCTAGAGTTAAAGTTGCTCGTGCTGAAGCCGAGGCTGAAGTGATGCGGGTTGCCGCAACACATGAGGCTGGATGGGAAAGGGTCATGGCTGAAGCCAGCAAAGATAGCTGGAAGGATGAAGCATGGACTATACTATTCATAGTTATCATTGCGATGTGTTTCATACCGCCGTTGCAGCCATATGTGGAGCGTGGCTTCATTGCGCTACAGTCGACCCCCCAGTGGTTTCAGTGGGCGATGTACGCGAGCATAGCGGCGAGTTTTGGATTGCGTGGTATCAAGGGGTTGAAGAAGTGAACATTGAAAAGCTGATTAAAGATCTTGAGGTCGATGAGGGTTGCAAGTTTGAATTGTATAATGACCACCTCGGATACAAAACCTTCGGTATTGGCCATCTGGTGCGCGAGGACGAGCCTGAGTGGGAATTGCCTATTGGGACACCAGTTTCTCAAGAACGCGTTCGTGAGGCGTTTGAGCGCGATCTAGACACTGTTCGTCTAGACTGCCTCAAACTGTACCCCAACTTTAATGAACTCCCAGACGATGCCCAGCTTATCATTGCCAATATGATGTTTAACATGGGTCTGCCGCGACTCTCTCAGTTTAAAAAGATGAAAGCCGCAGTAGATGAAGGCAATTGGGAAGAGGCGGCTAATCAGATGGAGCAGTCGCGCTGGTATCGTCAGGTGCAAAATCGGGCAGACCGTCTGGTGGAGAGGATGCGCCTTCTGGCCGTTCCGATCTAAGCATCTCGCCAGCCGCTTCTAAGAATCGCATACCCATTCTGAGCATTTGTTCAGCGTTCATATCTGCATGATATAGCTTGCCGTTCACGCTAATCTTTAGCCCATCGTTGCGTGGCACTACCAGTATCATTGCTTTGCGACCTTCCATATCTTCCAGCCTTCTCTTGTCTTCTGCTGTCGTGTGCCGAATCCATGCCAGTGCATTGCGCGTCTGGCATTGTCACACTCTTTCTCAGTTTCAAATAACAGGCAATCATCATAGCCCATATCTGGGATGAAATTCCATTTGCCCCGCACTTTGGCTGGGGCTGGTGCTTTTATCATGTTCATGTTTAACTCCGTTGTTATCCCAAAAGCAAACCCCCCAGCGGCGGAGGAACTGCCACTGAGGGGTCACGCAAGGGAAAAGAGAACAGCAACCCTTGCTGTTTAGAAGGGAATCGTGTCGTCAATCACCTCGCCCTTTACAGGTTCGGGCGTTGACGACTCTTCCGTTGTAGCCATTTTCTCGCTGACTTGCAATGACATGTACGGCTTTTCATTAGCCATGCCGCGCCATCCTGCAATGCGTAGCTTATCTGAGATAAGGTCGAGCGGCCCAGAATAGTCTGGTGCTTTCTCGTTCTTCTTCTCTTTGTCTTCAAACAAAGCCCCCATCTTTTGATAGACCTCAAGGCGTTTGTTGCCGTTCTTGGATGTCATCTGCATCATAACGACAGGGTATTCTTTGCCGTCGATGTTCAGCTTGCCTTGCAAGATAAACTTCTGGTCATCGAAAGGGGTGAACACTGCACCCCTGTTGGTATCATCATATTCGCTCATTACCAGCCTCCGCTGTTCTTATTGTTGCCACTGTCGGCATCGTATTTGTTGCCGTCATACTTGCCGAGGAATACATCGGCGTTGAATCCGAGATGGGATAGTGCCTTGGTCAGCCCATCCGTGACCGCCATCTTTGGCGCATCTTCGGCAAACTTGTAGTTGCCTTTCTTGTCTTGCTTGAAGAAAGTTCTGCATCCTGTGAATGGCCCATAGCTATTTTCGCGTGAGCCATGCCAGATGGTTACATGCGCCATGACGGCAATCTGTCCGTCCTGTGCGCCGACTGTATCTACAGATGATGTCCAGCCCCAGCCCTCACCGACTGGCCCGAATGTCTCGGTGGCTTTCATCACCTGATATTGTGGGTCGATTGCAGTGAATGATCTGCCGATAGTCACTGTCTTGAGATATGCTGGGTCAGATTTGTCTACCTGATTCCAGATCCGCATGTTCTTGTTTTCAGCCATCAGTGTTCTCCTTTACGCTGATACGCAACGAGCCTCGCTTGTCGCGCTTGATTGTGAGTAGGTCGCAGTACACTTCCCTCTCGTCATTGGCGACCATCGCCTTGAGATCTGCTTTCGCAGACTCAAACGACTTGGCCGCCCCTTCGGCTTCGATGTAGTCATGTGCGCGACTGATGAACTCGTTGTCACCACTCGCATCCCTCCTGACCATATCGTCCACCCGAATGTGGTCTGTAGTTAAAGATGTAGGCTGTTTGCCTACAGCGGGTTCGGTGTCCGATGTCACACACTTCCAGAACTCTGCAATGTGTACCATCATGTTATCTGTGTATATGTCATCCTTCGCAACCGCCACCGCCTCCCAGCGGCGGTTGCCGAAGATGACAGATAGATAGCAATGTGTTGCGTCTGCAAGCCTCATATAAAACTGTATCTGCGGCATGTACTGCCTGATACAAGACTCCATAGTGTTTCTGTCATATGTGTGCTTGCACTCAAGAATCTGGTTCTTTGAGAATATCCAACCATCAACAGTGCCTTTGCATGGCACCTCATTGATTGTGGTCTCAAAGGTTTTCTGTTCGCGCATGTGGTCACAATGCTCTTCAGATGGGAAGCCAATGTGATGTCGCTTGAACCACAGTATATTGAACTGCTCAGTGTACACACCAAGCTGAACTGCAATGTTTTCTGAAAGATCGGCGGACTTGGCACGGCCTGTCTTCTCAAGCCATAGGTTATGCCAATCGCCTTCCATGATTCGACGCGCATCGCTGCCGCCGATGAAGCCTTGTCTGTTCATGCTGTTCTCCTTATGAATAGACTACTGTTTTTGTTGAAGAAACGCAAGTTTCTTTGCGGTTAAAGCCTCCAATAGTTTGATGCGTTTTGTTAGCTTCCAGCTAATGTGCTTGTAGAACTCAGCATATGCTGGCCAGAAAGTTGTTTCACGGGAAACATTCTGGATTGCTTTGTTTACAATATCAGCAGGGAACTCGACAAGCTGGTTGGATATGGCGCTGATGCGGACGCTCATGTCACCAGATGACTCGCCTGATGGCTTGACCACCAGTGTAGATAGAATGACAAGCTGGCGTTTGATGTCATCGATAGGCATAGGCTCAAGCGATGCTTGTACTACCTCGATTGCCTTGTTGCATTGTTCCTCCGTGTCGCATTGTATTTGATAGCCGCGCACCTGTATTTCTGCACCATGCGGTTTGTATCTGACAATGCTGTCTTCAATCACTGGATAGCCTGTCAATGACTCCAGCGAAGAAATTAGATTCTTGTCCAGTTGATGAGGATCGTTCACCTCCAGCAGCCTTGCGACTGCGGCTGCTTTCTTTGTTGAACTTAACGGCGTTAGCACACCACTTTCTGTAGGCGAGAGAGATGTCGCTGAACTGCGACCCTTTCCCAACGTGGTAATTGCAGAACCTACCTGTTTCAATGACATGATCGATGTTCTCCTTTAGTGCCTCATTGATTGATTCCATTAACTCCGTTGTTGGTTGCCAGTAGACAGGCACTTTTTGCCTACTGGTTCTGCGCTTTTTTTCAGAGCCTTCTTGCATCAGCGGCACGAAGTGTTCCTCAAATACTTCAGTGTCAATGATGACGACAGACTTTGGTTCGCCTGTTCGCCGCTTGTAGATAGCAATGTCACGCTGGTCTAAGACGGTGAAAGGGCTGGGGAAAGAGCCGCCGTCCCTATACTTTACCTCAACTACCAGTTCGTGTCCTCCGATTTCGAGCAGGATGTCACCCCGATACTCGCCTCCCAACTGTCCTGAGAGGGGCTGTTTTTTGGCTTTGAAGCCGATTTTTTGGAGCCACTCAAGGATTTTTGTTTCATGGTAGCTTCCTTTTCTGCGCTGAGATGTTGCCATCCGTAATACTCCCAACAGTCTACGCAGTATGTTGACCCGCTTGCGAGTACAACGAACCACAATTGCAATGTGTTACATTTCTCGCACAAGGCTGGTTCGCCTTTGCGATCTTCTGCAACCTTACGTCTCGCTTTCCGTGCGTTTCTCTGTGACTTTGATTTGTAAGCCAAGTGCTTCCACCCAACAGCCAAGCATGAAGCCAGATGGCACTCTCTTGTACTGCTCCCATTTGTGAATTAAAGATTTAGCGCAACCTATCTCAAACGAAAGTTGCTCTTGTGACATGCCAAGCTCCTGTCGGCGTTTGATTAACTGGTCAACCATGATCTCGTATCCGTTAATCATAGTTGTCTCCAGTAATCATGGCTTCAAGTTCCTCGTCTGTCAGGTGATCTATCCTATCAAATGAGATCTCTGGCTTTCGTGGTCTTGGTGTTAGTTTCCTTTTCCTCGGCTTGCGTGTCGGAGGCGCGATTGTTTTCCGCTTTTTGGGGGCTTCAAACAATCGCTCCTCTGTAGAGAATCGATGCTGGCAGGATTTACATTTGCGTCTGCGTTTGACCGTGCCATTCATCCTGCGCGAGTCGAGGACATCAGTCTCCTTCTCGCACTTGGGACATTGCATTGATTATCTCCTTGCCTTGTTTGGTGATAGCCCAGACAACCTCTTTGCGATTGCGACTGTTGCGGATTCTATCTCCTGTGTCTTCGACCAGTTCGTATCTACAAAGTTCGGTGATGCGTGGCTTGATTGAGTACAGCCACTCACCTGATTTGCTTGCGACTTGTTCGCCTGTCATGCCTTGCGGGTTGTCATGCAGTATCTGCAAGACGACAAGCCGCAGCCCTGTGACACGAGAAGCAATCAGTTCTGCCGCTTGCTTCTCTGTATCTTTGTAATCTTTGTGGTGCATGTAACTCACATTGACATCAAAAAGATCTGTCATCATTTCATCCTCCATACCCGATAGGTTTCATCGGGAAGTTTACGCATGGTCCCTGTCATGCCTCTGCGCCGCAGGGCTTGGCACATTGCCATTGCCTGACTCGAATTATGCAACATAACTGAGTCACCTACTTTCATCTGAGATGATGTCTTGCCGATCTCAGAATGTACGCCACGCCTTGCTGGCAATGGCACGTTGCTGTCAATTTTCATCTTTATCCTCCGCTGATGTAATTGCATCCAAGATTTCATTGGTCATCTTATTGCGAACATTGGCTATTGCACTTGGTAAACCAACGCCGAACATGCAGGGCTTGCCTACATATTCATTTGTCTCTGCTTGCTGTTTCTTTAGAACCTTCAGAACAGCCATAATCTGTGCATGACTACTTGCCATTGATTTGTTCTCCTATTTTGTAGGTGTGGTCAGACACCTTCCACTCTTCAGATTGATGCGCTACCTCAATAGCGTCATCGTTTTCACGAACCCACACTTCCTGATAGACGGTCTTGAGTACCAGTACATCAAGCAGTTCTGATTTGCAGTTGGTGCAGAATCCTCCTGTGTGTTCGTCTGGGTGATACAGAGAATTGTACGACTCATGTTGAGTGCCGCAGTCGCGACACTCATAGATTTCATCGTAAATTTTCTGAGCCACATGCTTAGTATGGAATCTCATCGTCAAACTCCATCGGCGGGTGCTTGTCTTCCCAAGCCTGTATTGCACGCTCTAGAAACTTCTCTTTGTCAAAGCGTGGGTTAGTCTTGGCAAGCTTGTCCGCCATGATATGAATCTGAGAAGGCCACCCCATGAGCGGAGCAACCTCGTCAGCTAGATACTCAAAGTGGCGCGTTTGCATCAGCGTTTTCATGCAATCCTCCAGATACGAAAGCCATTATCAGTAGAACGAGTGACAATACGTTGATTGCGGTATTCAAACCGTTTACGAGCCGCTGCCTTTTCACTGGTTGTGGCAACTTCAAACGACTCGCCAATCTCCAGTTCTGGGAATGGATACTTTGGGCCGCGTCCTGCGCCAGTCGAAGGAATAGCAATCTTCTTTGATACACGGTAAGCCATTTACACCTCCTGTAGTTTTGGCTTTTGATAAGGCTCATCATCAGTTGCATCACGCTCAATCACTTCATGGAATTGGTTCTCCATGTTTTTGAGGCCAGAGACATACATGTTGATGCTGTATTTGAACGCGCTGTCTTCTGCATGAAGTTGCTCAGACAGTTGTTCAAGCTGTCGATTGATAATGACAAGTTGATTGAGTACCGACTTCGGCATTGTGTTCTCCTTTGTTTGAGTAAAGAGGATGGAAACTGCCCCCTCACCCACGGCAGGGGGGCAGTTCCAGACTCCTTATGCAAAGTCCAGCATCTTGAGATGCTTGGACAGTTGGTTCTCTCGCAATCTGCGTGTGTTTGCAGGGCTGCGAGACTCGTCAGTGTGCGTTGCCCAATATGTGCAAGCGTTGTACAACGCCCACTTGTTTGAACCCAATGTGCGCTTCTCCTTGTTCCAAAGGCCCATCAGGTTATCCAGTTGCTTGAAGTTCCACTTCTCTTGGCTGGTATTGTTTGGCACATGGCAGATCGTCTTCTTGAAGAAGTTCTCTACCGTTGCGTCATCAACCTTGATCCCCATCCAGCGTTGATAGCGTTCCTTTGAATCAAGGAAGCACTGCAAACCCTGCTCAATCTTTGCAGATGAAGCAGTAACGCTGACATTGGTGGTATGCTTGGCAACAGTTTTTGCAACGGTCAGTGCATCTGTGCATCCGTTCAAGCACCAGAGCCTGTTGCCCTGTGCTTGCTGTGCGAATGACCAGCTACCGTCATAGCTGTTATAAAAGATTACCTGAAAGCTGATGAAGTCACCGACTGCTGGTTCAATCGTCAGGTCAGGGAAGTTGATCGTGCCACGCATCTTTGCGCCATTCTCAAGCACATCAATCTTCATCTCGTGATACTGGCTGATGCTCGACTGATTGATTGCATCAAGAATACTGCACACAACGTCATCGTGTTTGATTGCTTTGTACTTAGAACCATGAACGCCCAGAATCTGATTGGTATCTGTGCGTACCAAAGCACGAGCCATGTTCTGTGGCACTTCAATATCTGTACCAGTTGAAGTGTTTGGCGTGGCCCACAGATCGTATGTATCTACAGGGAACGCCCACTCATCAGTGAGTGTAGTGGTGGTCATGTCATTCATAGCTGTTCTCCTTTACTCTGACATGAAGCGCATGATCGCGCCGATAAATGCAAACCCTAATCCAAAGATTAGTAGACCGATTTGCACAAGAAATTGTCCATCAGTAAGCGGTGCATGTACCTCATCTACCATTGAGGTAGCTAAGATTACACTGAACATACCGAAGCCGATTAACATGTTAGCGAATGTTTTCATTTGTTCCTCCATTATTTACACTACTATATGTAGTGGTCTGTTGCAACAGTAAAAAACAAGGGCGATGGCATTGACTCGCTGGTACGGCCTAGCGTCCATCGCGTTACACCAGCCAACGATGAACCCCTTGTTAGTATTCTCAGTTTTATCAGCGGGCTGTGCGTGGCTCCGCGAAGTTGCAATACAGTTGTGCGATAGCACCCCCGCGCCGAAGGCGCGGTTGGGTGCGGTTGAGTGAGTCCTGATAGACAGAAGAAAAGCCCCGCAGCCGAAGCTGCGAGGCTCGGTGGTAGGGGTTAGCCTACCATCTTCTTGAGGGATTCGAAGGCATCTGCCTGTGACTTGGACTTCTCAACGGTTTGAGTGAAGAGCTGCTTCTGTGCGTCGGTGAAGTATTCGAGAAGCATCCGCTCGACGTCCTGCTGTGCTTCGTTCCAAGCACGCTTGTTTGCAAGGTCAACCCAGTCAGGCTCGACTTGTGCGCCTGTCTTCTGATCGAAGGTGTGACCTTCTCTGACGATCTCGTCGATCGCTTCGATCTTTTCTTGTTTGTTATTGATGTTCCAGCGAATCGAATCAACGATGTTTTGGAACCGATAGGACAGTTGACTGTATACTGTACGGTCATCCAGAACATGATCACGCTTGATGTCAGACACAAGGTTGTTGGTTACTTTCTTAGACATTTTAGTTCTCCTTTGGTTGGTGGCGAGGACTGCCCCCGCCATGAATCCCCAAGGTCAAAGGCAATCAGGAAATGCAACGCTCGGGTTGCCAGAGTTGTCCAAGCGTGCAACACGCACCCAAGCCAGCAACATGCGAGATACAGCTTGGCGAACAACTCTGAGCAATACGGCCGGTAGGCGAGCGTTGTATTTGCTGATTGAGGATGCCGTTGCGCGGCATCCGGTCTATGACCTGCTAGGGATTCTGAGCGGGGGTAGGGCTTGCTGCCAGCCATGTAGGAGAACTTGTCTAAGACAGTCACCTACATCCTTCTGACAGCAAGGGTGAGCATGGGCTGGCTGACCCCTTTGAATGTATTGAAAGTATTGAAGGTCTGTATTGTGAGTTGACAAGCTGTTTTTCGTGATGTGATAAAGGGGGGGACTGAGGGGGGGTTGTCTAGGATGAGCATGACAGAAGTAAGTAAACTGACTGTGAAGCAGACTGCCCTTGTGGATACGCTCGTAGCTACGGGCTGTAGCATCAAGGAAGCCGCCGTGCAAGCTGGATACGCTGACGGAGAAAGCGGGAGAGTCAGTGCCAGTAAGGCTTTGCGGCTTCCGCATGTGCAGCAGTACATGATGACAAGGGTCGGTGAGACGTTGGGATTAAATGCTACGACAGCGGCAGCAAAGCTGGTGAGTCTCGCTCAAGGTGCTAGATCTGAGTATGTGCAGTTGGAAGCAAGCAAGGACATCCTTGACCGTGCTGGTTTCAAGCCCGTAGATAGGTCGCAGATGCTAGTTGCTGGGGAGATTAAGGTGTCAATAGATCTGACCTAGGGGTAGGGGGGCAAAAAGTCGGTGGTCTATTGCCACAGGGGTCCACCTCAAACATTATAGCCAAAAAAAGCTTTGTGTAGTACAGTCGTGTAAAAGCGGCTGTATTTTTTTATGTGGAGAAGTCCGTCATGTGTTTAGCGAGTCCAGCAGCGTATTATCCAGAAGTTGCGGGTACGCGTGATACAAGCAATGAGTTGATTGTTAGTGATTACGAGTTGAGTGAAGAAAATAAGAAAAAGAACGCAGAGATTATAGCTGCCAAGAACAGGGCCAAGAGTCTGGTTAATTTTAGTGATGATAATGAGCCTCCCACTACTGGAGGCACTGTTATTAGCGGCGGCTCTAATTATGGTAGTGGTCGCGGGACAACGAGTGATGCGTATGGTGGGAGTGCGATTGTTTAATGGCGAAGTCACCCGCATGGACACGCAAGGCAGGGCAGAATCCCAAGGGCGGATTGAACGCCAAGGGTCGGGCATCGTACAGAACGAAGTCTGGCAAGAAGGGAAACTTGAAAGCACCAGTGAAGGGTGCGCCAAAGACACCAGAGCAAGTACGGCGGAAGGGGTCTTTTCTTGTAAGGATGGGGTCAGCAAAGGGGCCACTGAAGGACGAGAAGGGCAGACCTACGAGACTGAAGCTATCACTTATCGCATGGGGTCACTCTGGTGATAAGGCCAGTGCGGTAGCCAAGGGTCGGCGGTTGTTGGCTCGTTACAAGAAGATGAAAGCCAGAAAGAAAGGAAAAGCGTGATGAGCAAAAAATCATTACTTGCTGGCAAGAGCAAAGAGCGGGGTAGGATTGCTGCCGCTTCTGAGTATAGGCGTACACTTGCTGACGCAGAACAGAAAGCTAATGAGACTATGACCTTTACAAGCAAGTCTGATTTTATGAAACAAGTAGAGGCCCAAGCTCGTAAGTTATACGGTATGCGGGTTTCGTTTATGGCTAGTGGAGACAAATAATGCCTATGGGTAAAGGAACATACGGATCTAAGGTTGGTCGTCCTTCAAACGAGGATAAGAAGAAGGGCAAGTCTTTGTTGACTGCAAAGCAGAAGACACTGCCACCAGCTATTCAGAAGCAAATTCTGAAGAAGAAGATGAAAAATGCCTAAGTATCAGTTTAGGGATGGCACTCCCTATGATGGGCCAACAATCACAATGCCTGATGGTCGTGTGCTGTCAGGTGCAACATACACCAGAAACTCACAAAGGTTAGTGGAGGCCAGCGATGGCAGTGAACGAAGCGGGGAACTACACGAAGCCAGCCCTGAGAAAGCGCCTGTTCAACAAAGTAAAACGAGAGGCAAAGGGCGGAAAAGCGGGTCAGTGGTCCGCAAGAAAAGCGCAAAGACTAGCTCTGCTCTATAAAAAAGCTGGCGGCGGGTACACGAATTAATGGCACTTGCACCCTCACAGAAATCCCTACGAGCATGGACGCGACAGAAATGGCGCACCAAGTCAGGGAAGCCTAGCACTCAGGGCAGCAAAGCTACAGGTGAGCGGTATCTCCCTGCTGCCGCCATCTCTGCCCTGAGTGACGAAGAGTATCAACGCACCAGTCGGAAGAAACGTGCTGCCCTGCGTCGAGGTAAGCAATTTTCAAAGCAACCAAAGAGCATTGCCAAAAAGACAAAGGCATATCGTACATGAGTTTTTTGCACACCCTTAATGTTGAAGAGCGTGAGATCCTGCGGCGGGTAGTGAAGAAAGTTCACCTTGCTCACCACCCCGAAGAGTTCTGCACAGACCGAGAGGCAGACAAGGTTATTTCTGTTATTGGCCCTGAGATTGTTGAACGCATGATAAGGTTTGGGAAAGACAAACAAGTTGACCAACTTTGAGTACAAGCCTGATGGCAAAGTCTTAAAGGCATTTATGAAGGATGACACCTTCTTTCGTGGCATCCGTGGCCCTGTAGGTTCTGGTAAATCTGTTGCTTGTACTGTTGAAGTTTTTCGCAGAGCCTTAATGCAAAAGAAGAACAAGGATGGTGTACGGCGTTCTCGTTGGGCGATTATTAGAAACACAAACCCTCAACTCAAAACCACGACCATCAAGACATGGCTGGATTGGTTTCCTGAGAATGATTGGGGTAAGTTTCATTGGTCTGTACCTTATGTGCATCATATCAAACAAGGCGACCTCGACCTTGAAGTTATCTTCCTCGCTCTCGACAGACCCGAAGATGTCAAGAAACTACTCTCCCTTGAACTAACTGGCATCTGGATTAACGAGGCGAGGGAGGTGCCTAAGTCAATCATCGATGCCTGTACCATGCGCGTGGGTCGCTTCCCTTCCATGCGCGAAGGTGGGCCATCGTGGTCAGGAGTAATCGCTGACACCAACGCGCCAGAAGAAGATCATTGGTGGCCCATCATGTCTGGCGAAGTGCCTATTCCTGACCACATCCCTCGTGAGCAAGCCAAAATGCTTGTGAAGCCAGACAACTGGAACTTCTATACTCAGCCTTCTGGCATGACAGAAAAGATAGATAAAGACGGCATAGTTTTGGATTACAGTCTTAATAAGACTGCTGAGAACAGCAAACATATGCTGGAGTCGTATTACCCGAATCTGATTCGCGGTAAGACAAAAAGCTGGATTGATGTGTATGTAATGAATAGGCTTGGTGCTGTACAGGACGGCAAGCCTGTGTATCCAATGTTTGCCTCTGAGATGCACATTGCTACAGAAGAGATACCGATTGCTGATGGCGTGCCACTATATATCGGCATCGATTTTGGTTTGACCCCTGCGGCTGTTTTTGGGCAGAAAGTGCGTGGACGTTGGCTTATTCAATCTGAGATTGTTGCTATTGATATGGGTATCGTCAGGTTTGCAGAGTTGCTGCGTCAAGAGATTAGTACGCGCTTTGGTAATCAAGATGTACACATATTTGGCGACCCTGCTGGCGATTTTCGCGCACAAACAGATGAAAGTACACCCTT